CGCGCAGTCGTACCGGCAACGCAGCAATTGACTACCTGAAGTTTGTTCTGACTTCACTGACTGCCGATGATGCAAAGGTCATTGAGCGAATCATCGATAAGAGTTTAGACTGTGGTATCAACACATCGACTGCCAATGCTGTCTGGCCAGGGTTGATAAAGGAATATCCAGTCATGCTCTGCTCACCATTCGAACAGAGACTTGTTGATAAGATAAAGTTCCCTGCGATCACCCAGTGCAAGATGGACGGCATGCGGTTCAATGCTATCGTCCGTGAGGGCAAGTGTGAGTTCCGCAGTCGCAATGGAAAGGAAATACAGTTGCTGGGTAATCTTGAGCAAGAGTTCATCAGTCTTGCCGGCGACGTTGATTGTGTGTTTGATGGTGAGTTACTTGTTATGCGTGATGGGGCAATTCTATCCCGTCAAGAGGGCAATGGGATACTGAACAAGGCAAACAAGGGTACTATATCTGCCAATGATGCCGCCATGGTCAATGCCACGGTCTGGGACATTATTCCATATGTCTACTTCACTGACGGACATTGCCCCACACCTTACTCAACCCGTTTCACCACGTTACAGAATATGAACCTATCCGGTAAGATTCACTTGGTTGAATCTGCCATCGTGGATGATATTGAAACTGCCAAGGCAACATTCGAGAAATACCTTGCTGCCGGACAGGAAGGTATTATCCTGAAGGATATGAATGGTCCATGGGAAGACAAACGGTCTAAGGGTCAAATTAAGTTCAAGGGTGAAATGGAGTGCGACCTGAAGGTCGTTGCAGTTGAAGAGGGCAGCGGTAAATATGAAGGACAACTCGGTGCCCTTGTTTGTGTATCATCCGATGGTATTGTTAAGGTAAATGTCGGTAGCGGTTTCAATGATGAGCAAAGAAAGTCATTGATGCCCCGTGACCTGCTTGGTAAGATTATTGCCGTGAAGTACAACGCAAGGATCAAAAATAATCGTGGAGATGAGAGTTTATTCCTGCCGATTTTTGTTGAGATTCGTGAAGACAAGGATGTTGCTGATTCCAGTAAGTTGATCAAATGAAAATAGACGAGAAAGACATCTACAGCAAAAATAAGTATCTGAGCAAACTGTGCGATGATCAGAGTTACGCTAGGTTTCATAGGACTGATCCATCACCCTGGATTCCAATTGAGGGATCTGGACCAGGAATAAATTGGTGGAATATTTTGACCTGGGTCTTATCTGCTGCATTACTTGTGGCAATCATATACATAATCAATTTCTAATGAGGGCATGATATGCTAGAGACTATTTGTCAAACACTGTTGGAAGGGTATAAACGAAACTGGGCAACCAGTCGTGATGCCAATGTCAGTATCCGTCATCACGGTCGTCCACACTTCTATATCACTCCATCCGGTGTACGTAAGCAAACACTCCAACCAGATCAGTTCAAAAAGATTGAAGTGCAGTATGATATGTTTGCAGATGAGGAGCATGAGTATACTTGGAGAACTATACCGTACACAGACATCTCTGCAATGCTGATGCCAAGTGGAGAGATGCCACTACACTTCAACCTGCAGAAAAAGATAAGCGACAATAATGTAAGAGTTGTTACACACCTCCATCCGACCTATACTGTTGCTGCAATGCATGCTGGTATAGAACTAAGTGAACTCGTAAATTCATTTCCAGAACTGCGCAGGTATACATCGGTTGCCAGGAACGTGGGTGAAGTTCCACCAATCTCAGAAGAGTTGGGAAGGGCATGCTGCGACAGTCTTGGACTGGATCGTGATGGCAACCTCAAATATAATATTGTTGGTATCAAGGGGCATGGAGTTGTATCGGTTGACTCTTCACCATGGGGAGCATTTGAGCATATCGAACGTCTCGAGCATATTTGCAAGATCGTTTTAGTTAGCAAACACCATCGGAGTAGTGAAGAATGTTTATTCTAGATATAGAAACATTATCTGCTGATTCTCATGCGGTTGTATTATCTGCAGGTATCATTCACATTGAGGACAACACTAGACCATCATATGATGAGATGATTGCCAATGGACTATTTGTGAAGTTCAATTCCAAGGATCAGATAGATCGGTTACATAGAACTGTGTCAAAGGATACAGTTGACTGGTGGATCAAGCAACACAAATCAATTAGAGATATCTCAATGAAACCTCTACCGGATGATCTGTCTCCGGAAGATGGCATGGCAATGTTGATGAAGTTTATCTCAAAGTATCCTGGTACAAATATAATCTGGACCAGAGGTTCGTTGGATCAAATGGTGATGGATGACCTTGCGAATCAACTTGATTTTAACTCTATAATGCCGTATAATAGTTATAGAGATGTAAGAACAGCAATAGATATTTTTACTGGATCAACCAATGGTTACTGCGAAGTTGCATATCCTGGATTTGATAGAGCATGTGTAAGGAAGCATCACCCCGTGCATGATTGCGCATTGGACGGAATGCAGTTGCTCTATGGTAAGGCAGTGTAGTATAATGGGCGTGCGGATAAGTTGGAGAGTGTCGGCAGACTGTAAATCTGTTCCCTTTGGGTGAGTTAGTTCGAATCTAACCATGCCCACCAAAGAATAATTCCACGATAACTCAGTTGGTAGAGTGCAAAACTGTTACTTTTGATGTCCCAGGTTCGAGCCCTGGTCGTGGAGCCAAGTTTTGTGGTAAGGAAAGTAAAAGGAGAATGGGCAGGCCTAGGGAGCTGAGCAACCGATGGCCGGATACCTCACCTGCCACAAATTCATTATAGGAAATAAAATGACAGAATTCTATACAAACGTATATACCCGTGGTGATAAAATTCTAGTGCGAGGTTATGAGGATGGAGTTGCATTCTCTCGCAAAGTAGATTTTCAACCAACACTATTTGTCAGTTCCAATACTGGCATCCCAGCAAAATGGCACACTCTGTATGGTGCTCCGGTCCACGAAGTAAAACCAGGAAGTATAAAAGACACACGAGATTTTCTTTCCACCTATGAGGACGTGGCAGGATTTGGTGTGCACGGCAACTCAAACTATATCCATCAGTATATCTCCGAGACGTATCCAAAGGAAATTAGATGGGATACAGACAATGTAAAACTATTCACTTTGGATCTAGAAACAACTACTGAATTTGGCTTCCCAAATATCGAAACTGCCAATGAAGAGATCACTCTGATATCACTTCAAAACAACTTCACCAAAAACATTATCACATTCGGTTGCAAGGCATACAACAACACTCGTAAAGATGTCACCTATCATTTGTGTAATGACGAGCAGCATTTACTGAAAGAGTTTCTAATATTCTGGCAACAGAACTATCCAGACGCACTTACAGGTTGGAATGTAAATCTGTTTGATGTACCATATATCATCAACCGTATCAGACGTGTACTGGGCGAAACATCGGCATCCAGATTATCCCCTTGGAATATCATCAAGGAACGCAGAGTTACAATACGTGGCCGTGAAGAAATCTCATATGATATAGCAGGTGTATCTGTTCTGGATTATCTGGATCTGTATAGGAAGTTTACCTACACCACGCAGGAGTCATACAGACTGGATCATATTGCCGGAGTGGAGTTGAACGAGGGCAAGTTGGATCTACCCGGAGTGGATTTCAAAGACAGTTATACCAACCACTGGCAGATATTCGTTGACTATAATATTCGCGACGTGGAATTGGTTGATCGACTGGAAGACAAAATGAAGTTGATCGAGTTGATTGTAACCATGGCATACAATGCCAAGATAAACTATGAGGACGTGTTCAGTCCAGTGAAGATGTGGGATGCAATTATCTACAATCATTTACTCCAGAAAAATATTGTTGTGCCACAGAAATCCCATAGTCAGAAGGTGGAAGCATTTGAAGGAGCATTCGTCAAAGATCCAATCATTGGTGCACACAACTGGGTGGCAAGTTTTGACTTGGCATCACTATACCCACATTTAATTATGCAATACAACATGAGTCCAGAAACGCTTACCGATATTAGATTAGATGTTGATGTTGAACGTCTACTTTCTGCAGAATTTAAAATGCCATACTATCCCCAGGACCTAGCAGTCACAGCAAATGGTTGGTGTTATCGTAAAGACGTTAGAGGATTCCTGCCTGAGTTGATGGAGAAAATGTACCAGGATCGTAGCAAATATAAAAAGCAGATGCTTGCGGTTCAGCAAGAGTTTGAGAAAGACAAGGGTAACAATAATCTGCGCAAGGAAATATCCCGTCTGAATAATATGCAGATGGCAGGTAAGATTGCATTGAACTCTTTATACGGAGCACTGGGTAACTCTTGGTTCAGATATTTTGATCTGCGTATGGCAGAGGGTATTACAACCTCTGGTCAATTATCCATTCGCTGGATGGCAGATAGGTTGAATGCATTTATGAACAAGACACTGAAAACCGAGGGTGAAGATTTTGTCATAGCAATTGACACAGATTCCATTTACCTTGCACTTGGGAAGTTAGTGGAAAAGACTTGTCCAAATAAAACCACTGACCAAACTATAAAATATCTTGATCGAATATGTGCTGAAGTGTTTATGCCATTCATAGATAAAGGTTATCAAGAGTTGGCAGAGTATATGAATGCATATCAACAGAAGATGCAAATGAAAAGAGAAGTGCTGGCAGACAAGGCAATCTGGACAGCGAAAAAAAGATATATCCTGAACGTACATAACTCTGAGGGTGTTCAATATGCCCAACCAAAACTAAAGGTGGTTGGACTTGAGGTGAACAAATCATCCACCCCTGCAATTATCCGCAAGAAACTAAAGGACACCATACAGGTTATCCTAAACAAAACAGAACCAGAGTTGCAGAAATACATTGCAGACTTCCGTGAAGAGTTCAATGCAATGCCACTGGAAGTAATATCATTTCCCCGTGGTGTAAACAATCTGAAGCAATATACAGGTTCACCGATATATGCCAAGGCAACTCCCATTGCTGTACGTGCTGCGTTATTGCATAATCACTACATAAAAAAACTTGGACTCACTAAACAATATCAACCTATACTTGAAGGATCCAAGATAAAGTTTATCTATCTGAACCCACAGAATCCAATTCGGGAGGATGTAATTGGATATATTGATCACTTACCAAAAGAGTTTGGGTTGCACGAATTTATCGACTACGATAAGATGTTTGACAAAGTGTATGTCGATGCCGTGAAAATTATTCTGGATGCGATTGGTTGGGATACCGAACATAGATCATCATTGGAGGATTTCTTTTGAACAACATAACAATAATCAAAACTGGAATAAACGTATCAAAGATACTGGCACAACTGAAACAGTATTCTGCTGATTGGGGTGCCCAGAAAAATATGGATGGAGTTGGATCACTATTGGATCAGGGATTTCCGGATGTCGCTGCAGGTGTACTACAACTCGTGATGGGTGGAGTTACAGATCCCACTCAATATGTCGGTGATACAGAGTTCTGCCACAAGACGCCAGCATATGATAGGCACACTGAGATAGTGGGATTTATGAAACGCAATTTTCGTGAGCATAAACGATGTGGGTTTCTATCATTGCCTGTTGGTGGAATGGTTGGCAAGCATATTGATATTGGATCTTACTATCAAACCAAGGATAGATATCATCTAGCAATTGCTGGAACATACAAGTATACGGTTGGTGATGAATCTGTTATTGTTGAACCAGGCACACTGATGTGGTTTGATAATAAGTTGGAACATGGCACCGAGAATATCGGAGATTGCGTAAGAGTCACATTTGTATTCGACGTACCACATTCAAAATGGAATCAAAAATAAACTTTACTGAAATGATGAAATGAGGTATAATAGTATTATTGAGTAAATTATATGTACGTAAACAACAAAATTTGGAGATTATATAATGAGCACACTATTAGAACGAATGAAGAAATCTGGAAGTATCAAAACTTCTGATATACTAACAGAGTCATCCTTTTTTATGGCAAAGGATACTATTCAAACTGATTTACCAATTCTCAATATTGCTTTCTCTGGTGATTTGGATGGAGGATTGATACCTGGTTTGACTATCCTGGCGGGGGCTAGTAAGAGTTTCAAAACTTTATTGGGATTGTACTGTTTGAAAGCGTACATGAACAAATATCCAGATGCTATTTGTCTATTTTATGATTCTGAATTTGGAGTAACTCCAGACTATATCAAATCGAATGGCATTGATGGAAATAGGATTTTGCATATTCCAGTTGAGCACGTGGAACAATTGAAATTTGATATTGTGAAACGACTTGAGGAAATCAAGAGGGGAGACAAAGTTTTCATATTTGTAGATTCACTGGGCAACCTAGCATCAAAAAAGGAAGTGGAAGATGCCAATGACGAAAAGTCTGTTGCAGATATGTCCAGGGCAAAGGCAATTCGTTCACTACTACGAATTATAACACCGCATCTAACTATGAAGGATTTACCTTGTATTATCGTGAACCATATTTACCAAACTATGGAGATGTATAGTCGGGTAGTCATTCCTGGTGGAACTGCAGTTACCTATGCGGCAAATTCGATATTTGTTATATCCAAGGCGCAGGAAAAGGACGGCACAGAATTAGTTGGATATAATTTTACCATCAATATTGAAAAGTCCAGATATGTTAGGGAAAAATCTAAGTTGCCGATTCAGGTTACATATGAAAATGGTATATCTAAATGGTCCGGTCTATTGGATATAGCACTTGAAACAGGACACGTAATCAAACCATCGAATGGGTGGTATCAAAAGGTCAACACAGAAACTGGTGAGATTGCCGAGCAAAAGTTTAGACTCAAAGATACCCAATCTGGTAATTTTTGGAATGAAGTTTTATCAAATGAAACATTCAAACAAGCAATTCGAGACAGGTATCAATTGGGTGCTGTGCCAATGACTGACGATTCACTTGATCAAGCATTATCGGAGATGGTAGATTGATTACAGACGAAGAATTGCTTTTGAAAGTTACTGAGATGGAGGAGAAGATGGGTTCTCTTCCATCTCCGGAGCATGAACCATTGCGATTCAAACATTTTGTTAAGATGTATAATTTTTATAAGAATAGATCAAATGATGAACAATCCACTACTACGACCCCACAAGACTGTTGAGAAAGAAGTCAACGGTCAAAAGATTCTAGCACTTGAGTTGACAGAAAATCCATATTCAGGTATAATATTCTCTTACAATAAGGTTTCATTTACCGAAGATGAAAAGAACGACAAACTCAAGATCCACTTTGATTATGAAGTGCACCGTCATAATGACCAAGACTATGACATATTTGAATTTGAACAATATCTGGGTGACTTTCTTCAAGAACTAATTAGATTTGGTGTGCAAGAAAATAACTTAGTATATACTGGTGGAACTGATGACAATAGAGAAAACAATATTA